CTCAGTCGCCTCCTCAACCGCACCCCGATCTCGTACGCGCCTACCGCGGGCGGGTACCAGTGGCCGTGGACCTCGCGCAACGACACCACCGCGCAGATCAAGGCCATGGGCTCGGTCGGCACGCTGTTCAACATCGTGTCCACGACCAGCCAGGCCACGGCCGAGGTCGAGTGGCAGCTCTGGCGCAAGGCCAAGTCGGGCAGCAAGGACGACCGTACCGAGGTCACCTCGCACGCCGCCCTGGACCTGTGGAACACGCCCAATCAGTTCATGACCCGCCAGGAGCTCGTGGAGATCGGCCAGCAGCACATTGACCTCACCGGTGAGGGCTGGACGGTCATCGGGCGCAGCCCCAAGGCCCGGTCGATCCCGCTGGAGCTGTGGCCGGTCCGGCCGGACCGGATGGCCCCGGTGCCCTCGGTTGAGGACTTCATCGCCGGCTACGTCTACACCAGCCCCAACGGCGAGCAGGTGCCGTTGGAGACGGACAGCGTGCTGTTCATCCGGATGCCCAATCCGGACGACATCTACCGCGGCATGGGCCCGGTGCAGAGCGTGTTGCTCGACCTCGACGCGAGCCACTATAGCGCGCTGTGGAACCGAAACTTTTTCATCAACAGCGCCGAGCCGGGCGGCATCATCGAGGTCGACAAACGGCTGACCGATGACGAGTTCCGCGAGATGACGACCCGCTGGCGCGAGCAGCACCAGGGCGTGGCCAACGCGCACCGGGTCGCCGTGCTCGAACAGGGCAAGTGGGTCAACCGCACGTTCAGCATGCGCGACATGCAGTTCGTCGAGCTGCGCAACGTGGCCAAAGAGGTCATCCGCGAGGCGTACGGGTTCCCCAAGTTCGCGGCCGGTGAGGTCGAGGACGTGAACCGGGCCAGCGCGGACGCTTCTGCCGCGTGGTTCGCCCGGCGCCTGACCGTGCCGCGGCTGGAGCGGTGGAAGGGCATGCTCAACAACGACCTGCTGCCCCGTTTTGGTGCGGCGGGCCAGGGCCTGGAGTTCGACTACATCTCACCGGTCTCGGAGGACGAGGAGGCGGAGAACGCCGAGCGCACCAGCAAGGCGACCGCAGCGAAGACGTACATCACCGACGTGGGGTTCGAGCCGGGCCCGGTGCTGAAGTACCTGGGCCTGCCCGAGGACTGGAAGGTCGAGGAGAAGCCGGAACCCCCGGCCGCGCCTGCGCTTCCGCCTGGCGCCGTTCCGCCCGCCGGTGGCCCGCCTGCGCCGGGAGAGGCCACGCCGCCGACTGCGCCCGGTGCGATCCCGACCGACCAGGTCGCGGCTCTGCTGCACATGGTGCTGGAGGCGCGCGCCCGCGATGACGACCGGCCTCATGGCCGCGGGTTTCGCGAGTACTGGTCCTGAGTCGGTCCGCAACATCGACCCGCTCGACATCGACCTGTCGGCCGTTCAGCGCGAGTTCGAGCACCGCCTCGACCAACTGCTCGACGCCTGGCAGTCCATCACCGCCGACCAGCGTGATCAGATCCTGGACCAGGTGCGCTCGGCCGTCACCTCCAACGACATCGCGGCCCTGGCCCACATCTCGGTGTCGACCGCGGCTGCCACCGAGGCGCTGACGCAGGCGATGCTCGAGATGGCGCTGGCCGCGGCCCAGCAGCTGGTGCACGAGGCGCGGGAGCAGGACGTGCGCCTCGATCCGGTGGCGTCTGATTCGGCCGGGTTCCACGTGCTCGCGGGCGCGATGGCCGCGCTGCTGGCGGAGGGTCTCACCAACGCGGCCGGCCGGGAGGCGTGGCGGCGGTGGTCACCCTCCACCTCGGGCGACGTGGTGTCGGCCGCGGTCAAGCAGCACCTGGAGTCGCTGTCGGACACGTTCCTGCGGGACAACCTGGGCAGCGCGCTCACGGCCGCGCAGAACACCGGCCGGCTCAACACCGCCCTGTCCGGGCCCTCGGCCGCGGTCTACGCGTCCGAGCAGATGGACAAACGGACCTGCCCCCCGTGCGCGCACGTGAACGGGAAATGGATCGGCAACTCGGACGACCCTGAGATTGAGTCCAAAGTGGAGGCCGTCTACCCCAACGGCGCGTTCCGCGACTGCGAGGGTGGACCTAGATGTCGGGGCACCACCGTGTACGTCTGGCGCCCTGCTCAGGTGACCGGACAGGAGTAGGCGACCGGGGGTGACTGTGGCCGGCCTGGCCCCCGTGTTCGGAACGCGCGTTGCGCAGGCCCGAGCGCGTCTCGTCCAACTGAGCAACGCACGCACGTACCACCGCGACAAGAACGGCAAGTTCACGTCCGGCGGAGGTGGAAGCGGTGGGGTCCGGAAGGCATTGAAGGACGCCAAGACGCTGGACGACATCGCCTCGGCCACGTCGCGCGAACTGTCGTCCGTGCAGGGCCACCCGGTGGCTGTCAACTTCACCGGCCTGCACCCGCAGGTGGCGCGTGAGTACGGCGAGGGTCTGATCCAGGCGGCGGGGCACTTCCCCGGCTCCCGGCTCGGCGCGGTCGGCACGTACGGCCCGGGCGGTTCGGATCCAGGGTTCAGGTCGGAGCGGTCCACCCCCAACGGGCGAGTCATTCTCGCAACCACCGACCACGGCCCGGTTGACGGCAACCACGACCGGATCATGTTCAACGCCGCCAACGGGTCGCAGGAGGGCCGGCTGCGCGACGCGCTGAAGGAGTCCGCGGCGGCCCATGACACGGTGGGCGGGTCGATCCCCTACGTCGCGATCCACGAGTTCGCTCACGTAGCGGCCGGCGCGGGCAACGCTGAGTGGCAGGTGCACGGCCACTACGCCCAGCAGGCCGAGCGCCATCACCAGCCGATGAGCGAGTACGTGGCCAGTCACCTGTCCAAGTACGCCGCTACGAACCACATGGAGCTGTCGGCCGAGGCCGTCTCGGACGTGATCATGCATGGCCACAAGGCGAAGCTCGACTCGATGTTCGCCTACGTCCGGATTCACTACGAGTTCCAGGACACCGGCCACGCAGAGACGTTCGACCGTCTCCCCGGGTTCGGTGTGCGGGCCGCGCAGACCCGTGGCCGGGTGCTCGTCGAGCCGGTAGCCCGAACGTACAAGCGCGACAGCGACGGCCAGTTCTCATCGACCGGCGGCGGGGGAGAATCTGCCGAGGACGGCGAGGAGGATGAGTACGGCGGTTACACCGAAAACGGAAAGTACTACAACTCCGACAGTGAGCACATCGAGTCGGACTACCTAGCCGAACACGGTCGACCTATCACGTACAACGCATTCGGTGACCTAGCGACCAACTCGCATGAGGTTATCTTGTCTGAGCGCAGCGGGATTCAGATCGTGCACCTGCGGAGAAACAAAGACGGCGAAGAGGTCGTCGAGTCCGCTGGTGTTCGGATTTCGGGCATGTCCGCTAAAGACGCACGCGACCTGGCTGATCACGTGGGTTGGGCAATGGAGGCTGATCGCGGTGAGACGGTTACTCATGAAGCGAGCGGGCTGACCGTGAATGCCCGCGGAAATGGCGGCGTGACGCTGGTGGGTATGGGCAAGAACGGCAAGGACATCCGCTTGCGTGACGGCGAAGCTGTCGACATGGAGGGCGCCCTGACCTCGATCGCCGCGGCATCCGATCGTCATTCCACAAAGGGGGGTTCTGCGTGACAACCCGACTGCCCCCGCAGTGCCTGTCCTGCGCCCACTGGGTGTCACCGCTCGACGTGGGTGACGGCTCGGGCGACAAGCAGACCTGCAAGGCGTTCCCGACCGGGATCCCGGATGACATCTGGTGGAACGTCGATGACCACCGCCAGCCGGTCGAGGGTGACCACGGCGTGCAGTGGGACCCGCTGGACGGTGCCGAGTTCCCCGAGTGGGCCATGGCCGACGCGACGCAGGAGCAGGGAGGCTGACCGTGGCTGGAAAGGCTGCCCCGAGGCGTACCGCGCCGCGCCCGCCGGCCGATAAGGCGTGGTACCGGATCGACAACAAGGCCGATGACACCGGGGCCGACGTGTTCCTGTACAACGAGATCGGCGCGTGGGGTGTGAGCGCCGGGGACTTCGTGCAGGAGCTGAAGGCGGTCAACGGTCCGGTCGAGTTGCACATCAACTCCCCTGGCGGGGACGTGTTCGACGGCATGGCAATCTACAACGCGCTGATGGCCCATTCGGCCGCCGTGAACGTGACGGTGGACGGCATCGCCGCGTCGGCCGCGTCGTTCGTGGCGATGGCCGGCGACAAGGTCACCATGGCCCGCAACGCCCAGCTGATGATCCACGAGGCGCACGCGGTCTCGGTCGGGTCAGCGAAGGACATGTCGGCCAT